AATGAACTTAATCAGTTTCTATCTGAGGTCAAGTCTATCTGTGATGAGGTCAACCCCGAAGCTATTGATTTGCTCTATTGGGATACTCACGTGGCATCACGAGAAACCTATACGAACAACGAACTAGCGGGACTAACCTCTGAGACTAAGCCCGCAGGCGGTGGTGGGACTGACCCGACTTGTGTGCCTAAGTTTATGGCTAAACACAACATCAAAGGCGAGTGCTTGCTGATGCTAACCGACGGCTACATCGGACATCAAGATGCTAGTGACTATGCAAGTCTAGGTTCTATGCCATTGCTATGGTGTGTCAAAGGTAATACCAATTTCGATGCCCCTGTGGGTAAGACTGTCCATGTTGAATAAGGAGAAGTATATGCAACCGAAGAAAGTAAACGTGTCGATTAACCCCGACACAATGAAGGTGTTGTCCGAAATGCGCTTAAGGCTTTCCCAGGATCTGGGCTTTATGCCATCGTATTCTCAAGTAATACAGAACCTATTGAAGCAAGCAGAAGTTCCATATAAACGAATCGACAGCATTGTCGAAATGTTAACCGACGAAGGAGATGCAAATGAGTAATGAAATCAGTATTGGCTCATCAGCCATGTTAGTAGAGTTGTCCATCAGTTCATGGACTGCACGCAAGCTAGACAAGAAAGTCTCAGCCGAGGTAGATGTGGCGAAGAACACCAAAGTATCTGCGGTGAACGTCAACAAAAACCTGATGGCTGGCACAGGGGTGCTTGATAAGATCATCAAGTATGCTGCTAGTGCTCGTGCATGGCATAACGCACAGACCTTGCCGTGGTCTGACAATGGGTCACGCTTGTTGCCTATGTCTAACTTCATGAATTACAAAGAGCAACTGACTGTAATGGAAGGCAACTTCAACGCACTAGTCGACAAGTTTGTCGATTCGTATCCCGAACTAATTAGTGCGGCGGCTTTCCAACTAGGTGACCTATTCGACAGAACAGAATATCCCGATGTCAATACACTGAAGAACCGATTCAAGTTCAACTACTCTTTCTTCCCTGTTCCCAACGCAGGAGACTTTAGGGTCGACATCAACGAGGAAGCCAAAGCCGAGATCATTGCGAACTGCAATCAGGCTCATCAGGACAGGCTTGAGAACGCTATGAAAGATGCGTGGGGTAGGTTGCATGACTGCCTCAATCGTATGAGTGACAGGCTAACTGTTGATGTGGTAACTGACGACGAAGGTAAGCCAAGCCATGAGTTCCGTGTCTTTAGGGATACTTTGATGGAGAACGCAGTCGAGATGGTTGATATGCTCAAGCACCTTAACATCACCAAGAACCCCGACATGGAGCAGGCAAGACAGGCTCTAAAATCGGCAATAAGTAACCATGACATTGACGACTTGCGTAGTTCTATGACAGCACGCAACGCAGTCAAGACTCAGGTTGATGCAATCCTCAGTAAGTTTAACTTTTAAGAAAGGCACGTGAAGAATGATTACCCAACTAGATATGACTAACCTAGACGCAAAGCACAAGAAGGTAGGCTTTCGTCTAGACTTAGATCAATTTGTAGATGACGTAGCATTGCTTAAACCAAAGGCTAAGTTTGTTGTCGACAACGACTGCGTGTCCACCGACTACTCTTTGAACGAAACTACTAAGCAATACGACCACGTTCAATGTATTTATCGAGTTAAGGTATACGAAGGCGGTGAGCAAATTGGTAGCCTGCAGACGTATGAAGAATACAGGCAAGGTAAGAAAGTGCCGACGTATGGGGTCGAGTCTTTTCGCATCGAAAAGATGCGGGGGCTAAGTGATACGACTACCTCTATGCACAAGAAGGTTGCCCTGCGTAATGCCAAGAAGTTCTTAGTAGCTAGGGCAAAGGACGAGTTAGCCGAGCAGATTGGCAATATGGTTAAGAACAGAGTAGATCAAGTTGCTAATAACTTTGAGAGTAGCGTTGTATGGGCGGTTAATCAAAGCAACATAGCTAAGGATTTTGCCTTAGCTGCGTATCAGGCACGTTTAGATGGTTCTGGAGCTGTGACGTTACAAGCAAACAATGCGCAGTATACAGGAAACATCAAAAATGTAGATGACTCGGTAGCTAAATACTTAGAGGCAAAAGCCCTTAAAGACATGGTTGGTGCTAAGCAAGGCTATGGTGTGCAATCATACACAGATGGTAGCTATGCAATTCTTAGCTTTAAAACGGGCGACGTAACTAAGTATCAGCACTTTGAAGATATACCGCCCGACATCAGCGAGAAACTAGGTATGTTCAAGGTCATTGCGCAAAATGAAGTCTATGCCCATTTGGGTGTCAAAGTTCTTGAGCACGCTTTCTATATAGTTGACGGCAAGACCAAGACCGAGCAATAATATTTTTATCACTTCACGTGATATTTGTGGTGCCGACTGTCTATATTGCAGATGTGGCTTTCGGCTTCGGGTAATACCGAGCATCTCCTCTGAGCGCTACGTGAGTGCGTAATCTGCTAACTCATACTAAGCCACCTTCGGGTGGCTTTTTTATTGTCTAAACAAAACGACATTGGTGTCGATATGTTAGGGAAAGTCCCTATAAAATATTTTTTAAAAAGTGCTTGCAATCGTTTTCTTTAGCGGTATACTGTGTCAATAATTAAGCAGTATAAAAAGGAAAACGAATGACGCCCGAAGCCAAGGTCAAAGCTCGTGTAGTTAAGCTACTCAAAGAGCACGACATATATTACTTCTTTCCTGCCACGCATGGGTTTGGCAGATCAGGTGTGCCCGACATCATATGTTGTTACAACTCCCTGTTCATGGGAATAGAGTGCAAGGCTGGCAAGAATAAGCCGACTGCCCTTCAAGAAAAAGAAATGAAAAAGATACGTGTTGCTGGTGGTCATACCCTTGTCATTAACGAGGACAACGTCCACGAACTAGCCCTTTATTTAAAAGGTGATGACGATGGTCGATGCTAACAAAAAAGTGATGACCGTTCCGAAGAAAGAACAAAACGCAGGGGTCGCCCTGTTGCTCGAACGCATGAAAACAAACCCCGAAGAGTTTGTTAATGAGAGGGGTTTTGCGTATTCAAAGTGGGGTAGTCTTATTGGCTCATATAAAGAATTCCTAGAACCCGAAGACCAAAAAACTATTACCAATGCACTAAACACTTTGTTGCAACAGAAGTTTACCGAAAAAGTATTGGAAGAACTTGTTGACCCAACGCAAAGCAATCTAACTAAACTTCTTAGAGAAAAACTAAGGGGTGGGGCAATACCTGATGGTATGTTTGGTAGCGCAACAATCAAAGCTGAAGGTGGCACAGTTACATGGGGCTCTAAGTGAGTTGGACTAAAACCTTTGAGCAAGACTTGCATGACAAGTATGATGCGCCCGCCAAAGCTGCGGTGGCTAACTACATGACTAAGCTGGGCTACGAAGTGCTACCGAATCCTGACAAATATGGTGTTGATCTGCTGGTGAATCACAACGGCATCGGCATAGGGGTTATTGAGGTCGAAGTTCGGCAATGGAGTCCTACGTGCCCCTTTCCTACCATTCATGTGCCTGAGAGAAAAACCAAGTTTTTTAATGGTAACTCGCTATTCTTTGCACTTACAAAAGATATGCAACACGCTTACTGGATTGAGTCAAAAGATATATTGCGCTATCCGTTAAAAGAAGTGCGTAATGTGAAAGTCACAAGTGGTGAATTGTTTTTTGATGTGCCGACCTCAGAATTTAATTTTGTGGAGTTATAGATGGAAATTAGAGTAATAAAAATTAAAGAAAACAAAGACGGGTCTGCTGACGTAATGGTTAGATATGACAAAGAAGGTTTAGAGTTCTTGGTACAAGAAGGCACTATTGCTATTTTTAAACAGTTTATTGAACAGAATAAAAACGCTCAAGCTGGGGCAAAACTACGTAAACGGTTGGCAAAGGAGAAAAGCTAATGGGTATTTGGGAAAAAGCAAATGATATTTCGTTGCTTGCGTATCGTATAAGCAATGTAAAAGACATGGTTGAATTAGTTGCGGCTGATTTGCAAGACCCACATAGCGGTGCGTTATGGGGTATTAGAGACGCTCTTGATGATATATCTCAAAAGATTGAAGCCGAAGTAGCTGAACTAATGCACATTAACCGTGAACAACAAGAAACGCCTAAAAAGAAAAAGGCTAAATGAATATTTTAACCCTCGACTTCGAGACTTATTACGCACAGGATTTTAGCTTATCAAAGCTAACGACCGAGGAGTATGTGCGTGATGATCGCTTTGAAGTTATTGGAGTATCTGTAAAGGAGAATGATGATGAAGTTAAGTGGTTTAGCGGTTCTCACCAAGAAGTATTGGATTTCTTGTCTAGCTATGACTGGGATAATTCTTTTGCTCTTGCCCATAATGCTATGTTTGACTCTGCTATTCTCACTTGGCGGTTTGGTATTAAACCAATGGCTTGGCTTGACACGCTTAGCATGGCACGTGCGACAGATGGTTTGGAAGCTGGCAACTCCCTCGCTAAATTGGCTCAGCGTTATAACCTTGGAGTCAAAGGGACAGAAGTACTCAATGCGCTCGGCAAACGACGTAAGGATTTTAGCGACGATGATTTGTACGCATATGGTGGATATTGTAATAATGACGTGGAGTTAACCTACTCTTTATTTGAAATACTACTACTTCGGTTTAGCCTCTCAGAGCTAAAGCTAATTAGTTTAACAATTAAAATGTTCTCAGAGCCAATGCTATTTTTAGATACGGCGCTACTTGAGCAACATTTAATGCAAGTTAGGGCCCGCAAAGAAAAACTACTTGCTGCTTGCGTAACAGATAAAGATACCCTAATGTCTAACCCTAAGTTAGGGGAACTACTAATCTCGCTGGGTGTCGAACCACCAATGAAAATAAGTCCAGCTAATGGAAAGGATACATATGCGTTTGCAAAATCGGATGAAGGATTTAAAGCATTGGCTGAACACCCTGATGAACGAGTTCAAGCTATCGTTGCCGCTAGATTGGGGACTAAGTCGACCCTCGAAGAAACAAGAACAGAGCGGTTTATTTCGATTTCTAAGCGTGGTCGGATGCCTGTGCCTCTTAGGTATTACGCTGCTCATACTGGTCGCTGGGGTGGGGACGACAAACTAAACCTACAAAACCTTCCAAGAAAATCCTTGTTAAAGGAAGCAATAATTGCACCCGACGGATACACCCTCATCGATGCGGATTCTTCGCAGATTGAGGCTCGCATCGTCGCTTGGCTCTCACACCAAAACGATTTGGTCACGGCATTTGAAAGGCACGAAGATGTATACAAGATCATGGCTTCGTCTATCTACAATAAGGCGGAAGATGAAATCGATTCGGGAGAGCGGTTCGTGGGTAAGACGACAATCCTCGGTGCGGGGTATGGCATGGGTTCTACCAAGTTTGGGATACAACTCCGAACTTTTGGGGTGGAAATCCCGGATGCGGAAGCGGCTCGGATTATCGACGTGTATAGATCTAGATACCCTTTCATCCCTCGACTTTGGCAGGAAGCTGGTAGTGCCCTTGAAGCGCTCAGAACTCAAAAAACTTGTCAAGTGGGGCATCAAACGCAAGCACTTACCGTTACGGAGCATGGTTTTTTACTCCCAAGTGGTCTTTACCTCAACTACCCCGACCTGCAACGTGATTCAGACGGACAGTACAGCTATGCAAGTAGGCGAGGAAGAATAAAAATTTATGGTGGGAAAGTAGTAGAGAATGTGTGCCAAGCCCTGGCAAGATGTGTAATTGGGGAGCAAATGCTACGTATAGCGAAGCGTTACAAGGTAGCCTTAACCGTACACGATGCGGTGATGGCTGTCGTCCCTGAGGATGAAACTAAGTCCGCAATGATGTATATTGATGAGTGCATGAAATGGAGACCGAAGTGGGCTCAAGACCTTCCTTTGGCTTGCGAACTTGGTGTAGGTAAATCCTATGGTGACTGCAGTAATAAAAAGGCAATTGAAGAATGGCAAAAGTAGACTATACCCCTATGTATTTAGAAGCGATGAAAGAAATGAAGTTAGCACATGAAGCACTAGTAAGTGGTAAGTTTCAAGCCGCATATGAACATACATTAAACGCTCAGACTGAACTAAAGCTGATGCGTGGTGCTGTTAAAAGCTGGATTCCTACGGAGGAAGAATGAGCTTTACTTGGTCATACTCATCACTGGGCTTGTTCCAGCAATGTCCTCGCAAATACTATCATCTGCGTATAGCTAAGGATATTGTTGAGCCTGAGACCGAGCACCTTATTTATGGAAAGCTGGTGCACGAAGCTGCGGAAAAGCATATCAGAGATGGTGAACCTATCCCCGAAAAGTATTCTTTCCTTACGCCAGTATTGGATGTTCTTAAAGACATACCTGGCCAAAAGCATTGTGAATACAAAATGGGTTTAACGGCAGACTTAGAGCCATGTGGGTTCTTTGACAAGAATGTTTGGTATAGAGGCATAGCCGACTTAATTATTATTAACGATAATATGGCGCACATTGTGGACTACAAAACAGGCAAGTCTGCGCAGTATGCCGACACTAAACAGTTAGAGCTTATGGCGCTATGTGTGTTCAAGCATTTCCCACAAGTGGAGCGGGTCAAAGCAGGCTTAGCATTTGTAGTATGCGAAGAGTTTGTTAAGTCTAACTACACTAAGTATGATGCGCCCGAAAAATGGGTTACATGGATTCAAGAGACGGATAAATTAGAAGCCGCCCATGAGAACGACGTTTGGAATCCAAAACCAAACTTCACTTGCAGGAAGTTCTGCCCAGTAAAAAATTGCGAACATAATGGAAAAGGGCATTACAGATGAGCTGGGATTTTAAATGTAATGTATCAACAATTATTATTGACGTTGATGGGCGAATTGGCTATCTACATTTGCCAGAGTTAAATTATCCCGACATGGTTTCTACCATACAAAACTTTACCTCTGCCGATCCTGAGATAGAAGTAATACAAACTATTGTAGATGGAACACACGATGTTAAATATATAAAAACGAACGAAGGATGGGTGGCTATACATGAATGAAAATGATTTAAGGCAGGCATTTGCCTTGATGTTAACGGTTGGGCTTGAAAATGTAGACCCAAAAAATGTATGGAGAATGGCAGATGCATTAGTAGCTGCCCAGCATGAAGAACCCGAACCTGAGGTAGGAATTGTTGCGGTTAAATCAAGGAGAAAGAAAAGTGATTAAGTGGATACTTGCTTTTGTTTTAGTTGTCGTCGTCTTGGGTTTAGCCCTTGATGTATTTGCTTGCAACATTATTACTATTGTTAAACCTGATGGCTCTATTATGAATTGCACCGTATGCGGCACAATCGTGAACTGCTCATAGAGATTATTGATGAAACGCTACGCCGACTACCTAACAAGAAGCCTGGGATAAAGCCATATGAGTTATGGAACGCAATACCAAATCTTCGACGAGCAAGGCGACCTGATGCGTACTGTTTCGAGGAAAGAAGAAGCTTTCGCAGTAGTCGCTCTGCGGAGTGGTTGGACTTACAAAAGAACCGTAGTAAACAAACCAAAATTTGAATTTGAGGAAGCCTTAATATGACGCAAATATTTATAGCAACACCAATGTATGGGGGTTTATGCAACGGATCATATACATTAGGATTATTAACAGCGGTAGGAATATTTTCCAAACATGGGGTTGGCATGCAATTCGCTCATATGATGAATGAGTCTTTGATTACCCGTGCCCGTAACGCTTTGACTAAAGATTTTTTAGCTAGCGAATGTACTCACATGATGTTTATTGATGCCGACATTGGATTTAATCCAGCAGACATACCCCCAATGATTGACGCAGATAAAGATATTATTTGTGGTATCTATCCTAAGAAAGAAATTAACTGGGTTGATGTTGCTAAAGCAGTAAATAATGGGGTGCCCCCACAAGAGCTACATCAGTACACTGGGGCATTTGTAGTTAATACTATTGGCGATTCAAAAACTTTAGAAGGAAATATGTACACACCGCTCGAAATTGCTAACGGTGGAACAGGGTTTATGCTGATTAAACGAGAAGTGTTTGAAGGGTTAATTGGTAAAGTACCCACTTATAGTAACGACGTATTTGCGGCAATTGATGACCAAAGCCAGCCTGCAATAATTCACGAGTTTTTTACTACAAGTATTGATAAAGATTCAGGTAATCGTTTGCTTTCTGAGGATTACCACTTTTGTAAAATTGCAAGAGAAGCAGGGTTCAGAGTTTGGGCGGCACCATGGGCGCACCTATCCCATACTGGGACTTACATTTTTAACGGCATGCTACCGAGGGCATAATGCAAGATTCAGTTAATAATCCAAAACACTATACAAGCCACCCATCAGGAGTGGAATGCATACAAATTACCGAGCATATGGGGTTTAATCTAGGCAATGCTATGAAGTATATATGGCGGGCTGACCTTAAAACTGATGCCGTAGAAGACTTACGTAAGGCAGTTTGGTACATTAACCGTGAATTAGCTAAGAGGATAAAATGATGGAGCCTATACCA